TCTCTCTCGGGTGCAATATTCCCAGCGTATCGGTAACGCACCAAATTATATTCAGTATCGTAAATTGATTTTCTATTTGGAAAAGCTACACCTGTACTTGTGGCTAATTTAATTGCATCTTCTTCAGCATAATCAACTGGTTTAACGCTTTCTAATTCGTAACCATCGATGTCTATATCTTCACCTAAGTCGATTAATAATTGAGCTGATAAAGATAACTGTTCGCTTGGTTGCGTAACATCAACTTTTGGTCGTAAACTCAAAAACTCTAAATTAGTTTGAATGCCTACCATCGATGCAATTTGTTGAAACGCATCTAAAATTATTTCCTGTTTTGGTTGGATAACGTTCATCATACTTTCATCAAAAGCCATTTGGATTTCATCGGCAGTCGAACTAAATCCGCTTCCTGTTGAAATACCTATCATTGACTTACTAACTAATTTGTGAGCAGTACAAATATTATCTTGAGCGTGTTTTGAAACAAACTCGTATTGCTGATAACCATCAACTATTTGGATTTGCTCTACTGTCGTTGCATTTTCTTTGTTATCGTTAAATGCAATTACAACCGCCCCAGCGTTATCTGTTCCTGTTGCAGTACTTTTATATTGTCGACTTATTTTGCCTCGTTCTTCTTCACTTTCTGGAATGCCATTGTTTACATTTATAATCGTGCCTACTGAAAATTTATTCTTAACATAATTGATACAAAAGTTTGCTATTTCTTCTTCTAATTCTGCATAAGGTAAAGCCGATAAATAACTTGGATTTGAAAAATAGAACTGCCCTACTTGATAATCTTTAATAACAAATATTTCGCTACGCTTTGCACCTTTGCCATAACCAAAAGCATCCATTCTTTTTGGCGGATACTTCATTTGATTATTCCAATCATACGAATAGAAATATCCTGTAATGTTACCTTCATCATTTGCCTTTTCGGGTGCTATCTTTTCGGTTGGCACGTGGACTATTTTAACAGGCGCATTTTGTAAGTACATAACCTCAAATGAAGCCATACCAAACATTTCAAAATCCTTTACAATGCGTCTTACTTCTTTTTTTGGAAGTAAAGGGATTTGAATGTTCAATCCTAAGCCGTAAATCATTTGACTATACGCATCAATTACAGCGGAGTTTGTTGGACTTCCATTATATCGGTCAATAATGTATTGAAAAAACTCGTTATTATATCCGTTTAAAACCCAATCAGTACCATATTTTTCTACAATATCGGGTCTGACATAACTTTCGAGTTTAAATATTTCTACTTTATTCATAGTAATTTGTAATTTTCGATGTCTGTTTCATTAGTAGCGTATGCTTTACCTCTCCAAATAGTTAGAATATCGCTTATTATTTCGATGTGATATGAGCCACCCTCTTTAAATTGGTAGTCAAAAGGTATAATTGAGTACCCGTTTTCGCAAAAAACCGCTTTATTTTCGAGTGTTGTAAGCACATCGGTAAGCTCGTGGCGTATATTTACTGTACATTCCTCTACTTTATAGCGTGGAATTATCTTTAAAATATGACTTTCGTTTGATGGTTTGAACACTTGCATACTCTTATAACGAAAATCTTTTATTTTTTGCCAAAAAAAAACACCCCGATTGGAGTGTTTTTAAAACAAAACATATTAAATTTAAACCTCACCTACATAACTATCAACTACTAAAGCATATAAAGCTGTTTTCATTGCGCTGTTTAAAAATGGTGCGCCTCTTTTTTCTTCTGCTGTTAACTCGATTGTAAATCCTGTTAAGTCACCACTTGCGCCACCTGTTACAACTGTTCCACCAGTCAACTCCGCTCCGTTCTCTAATCCTACAATAGTAATGTTACCATTGTAATCTTCAACAAATACTATCGGTCTGCCATAAGCCATTAACGTCAATTCATTTTGAGCTTCTGGTGTTAATTGTGGAAGTGTACCCGCTACAACTTGGCTGAAAAATGTAGTACCATTATCTCGTGACCCTGTCATTGTTTGAGTGGAAGTGTTGGCTGTGCCTTTCAATTCCCACTTAAATACGTCTGCCAAAGTTCCTAAGCCAGTCACTACATCATTTGCAACTACGATACCATAAGCATCGTAGTTTGCAAAGTATAGATTTTTAATTCCGCCCTTTTGGTCTTTACATGGCAGTTTTCTGCCTTTTGCTAAATCACAAGCCATAATTTTATATTTTTAAAGGGTTAAGCGATTGGACGAGCCCAAACGATTTCAGCACCATAAGCGTACTGTACACCAGCATTGTAAACCATTGTTCCTCTTACTTTACCAGTAAGTAAACCGATACTATCTTCATCTACTACGTCAATAGTATTGTGGTCAGCCATTGCGCCTGTTCCAAAAGCTAAATTTTTAGGGTCTGCAACTACTATTGTGTTTGCTGGTAAACCTAAATCTACTACTAAAGTATAGTTACCGAACACTAATGAAGTGTTTGCGTTTCCACCTAATCCGTTTGCAATTCCTTTTGATGCTAAAAAGAAGTTATAAAATTGAGCAATATCAGGAGAAACTGATACTTTCAAATTATTGTTACCTCTCAAAGCAATAGGCACCGCAGCCAAAGCTAATTTGATTTGAGCTTCTACGTTAGCTTCCGTTACTGTATCTAAATCAACGTCGATTACATCGTCATCGGCTAAGAATAATTTCAAGAAACCATCAAATTGAGATGTAGTTGTACTGTCTCCGCTCCAAATTAATGAATTAAAATCCTCTACATTGTTTGCTAACTTATTAGCAATAATTGCATCTAAGATTTCTTTGTTCATTGTTCTATTGTGAGCTGATGCACCCATTGACAATTCACCCCATTCTGCTCTAAAATCTTCTTTACAGATATCCCAATCATCTTTGAATTTTTTAGGAGCTAAAAGTTTCTCGGTTAAAGTAATTGAACCGCCTGGAGTGTGACCGCAAGTATAAGCTCTGCGTCCATTTGTTGTGGCTAATTTTTTTAACCATAGTTCATAATTTACATTATCATAAATGGTAACTGCTCCATTTTGGATAGCACCGATTTGTTTAAATGTTTTTAGGAAAAAACCACCTGCGTCTCTTCCTGCATAGTTTGATGTTACTGATACTGTTGTTGGCATTTTTTTATTTATTTATTAGTTCGTTAAAAATTTTCTCTCTAAATGTTTTTGGTTCTTTAATTTCAAAATTTGGTTTTGCTTTTGTTTCGGCTTTTAGCTCGATTGTAGCAACTTCCTTATCGTGAAATTCTTTTTTGATAGCTTCGATTTGTGCATCAAAAGATAATTTCAATTCTTCTTTAATCTTTGATAATTCCGTAGCCATATCAACTTCTACTTTTTCCTCTTCTGGAGCTTCTGGCATAATAATTTCTGAAATAGTACCATCGGTAACTGTAAATACAGTCCCATCTTCTGCGCTAAAAGTTCCATCAGGAACAGTTGAGCCAACTTCCAAAGAAGCCAACTTAGTTTCTACTTCGGCTGGAGTTTCTTCAACAACCACCTCTTCCGCCAACTCAACAACTTCTTCTTTATTAAAAAGTGCTTTGAGTGATTTTAAAAATTCTTCTTTTGTCATTTTATTTGTGTTAATATTAAATTCGCCCTCAATAGAAATGCCTTTTATAGCACCGCTTTTTATTTTATCTTTTACTTCTTCATTATCAACTTTCATTGTCACAAACCAAGTGCCTATTGGTAAATCAAAACCATAGCTTGTTGACTTGTCATTATCGAACTCCTTTAACCAGCTTTCAACAACCGTAACCCCCTCGAGTTTAATATCGGTATGTTCTAAATTAGACTTACTTTGATTTCCGTTAATATGAAATTGTCTTTGTGCTAATTCGATTGTTTCTTTTGGAAATAGTATATTGTACTTTTCGCCAGTCTTAGGGTCAACTCTTAAAATTTTTTGATTTGGAATTAATACAGGCGTTACCAATAATCCCTTTTCAGTTTCTTTTAAAAGTATTAACTCATCTTCTTTACTTAAATAAATTGCATCCGTTTCAATGGCTGGTTTTTCGACTAAAGCATAACCGAAAACGCCTCTTTTCTCATCAGGATTAAATTCTACTAAATAAGTATCGATACTTTCCATAACCTATAAACGAAATCTTTTTTTTATTTGCCCTTTTTTTTATCCTAAACTTGCATTTTCAATAATACTTCTATTTGCACTTTGCGCTGTGGTTACATTATTTGCTACTACATACGCTTGAATAGGGGCTTGTTCTCTGTTTAAAGTTTGAGCGATTTGATTAACACCGCTATTGCCTACAACATTGAACGATGGGGCTTGTGCGCCACCGCCACCAGCACCGCCACCGCCACCACCTATTGATGGTGCTCCTCCGCCACCGCTCGGGTTTGTTGATGCTATTTTTTTAATTTGTAACAAAGAAAAAGCACCAGCCAACCCCGCTTGAACAAAAGGATATGCTGGAAATAATGAAGTAATTGGACTTTTTTGAGCAGAAGTAAAAGCATTTTGAACACCCTCATAACCACTAATCGTAGCTTGTGCAATTGCCACTGCTTTACCTACTTTAGAACCTCTACCAGCTATTTCTGCTATTAAGTTTAAAGTATTTTTAGCTAAGTCTAACTTCATATTAGCAACCGCTTCTTCTCTTATTTTGTCATCTTGCGCCTCTTTTTCTTTTCTTTCATAATCAATTTGTTGTTGCTTTAAATTGATTTCATTAATTTTATTTAAGTGTTCAATTTCTAACGCTTCGGTATCTTGCCCGAACTTAACCGCTAAATCATACTTCGCTTGGTAACGTGCATTTTCTAATTCTGTTTCGGTCATTGTAGCTTCTAAGTTTCTTTGCTTAGTAGCTTCCAAATCATCAATAACATCATATTCGGCTTTTATTCTGTCCTCACGTATTTTGTCAATTCTTTTTATTTCAGCTTCGGCTTCTTCATTTGCCATTCTCTTTTTTTCGTCAGCTAATTCTTTTTGTCTTGCCTTTGCATCGTCACTTGCTTTTTTATTTGCATCTCTTCTTTTATCAGCAATACCTAACTCAAATTCCAACTGTGCATTATCCCTATCATAAGCTAATTTTAAACTTTCATCTGCTATTTTATTTCGTTCTTCTTGTAAAAGTTTAAACTCTTTAGCAGATAGTTTTCTGTTTTTTAATTCACCATCAATTCTTTTTAATTCAGCATCATAAGTTTTTGCTCTTTCAGCTTCACCATCTTTTTCAATTTGTCTTAATTCCTTTTCGCTTTTACCCGCTACTTTTGCTTTTAATACTCTTGTTTGAGTTAAACGTTCAATCCCCGATATTTCATTTTTTAAACTATCTGTATATCGCTTTTGTGTTTCAGTTAATGCTTTCAATGCCTCATCTTGGTCTTCCGTTGCTTCGGTGCTTTCAGTCATTTTAGCAATTAAAAATCCTAATCCAACAACAAGCGCACCTAATCCCGTACTAACTAATGCTACTCTTAATGCTTTCAATGCTCCCGTTGTTGTACCTACTACGGTTGCATAAGCTACTTGTGCAACTGTTTGAGCTTTTGTTGCAACTGTTGAAAGCCCTATTGATAATGCTGTTTCTTTTTGCAATGCGTTTGCCACCGATTGAATACCAACTGTTAAACCAATAGCACTTTCAACCTTTAACATTGTTTCTTGCAAATCCTTATTCTCACTTCCAAGTAAAGCACTTGCAGAAGTGGCTATACTAAATGCACCCGATAACGCTTGTACACCACCTACAACCGCATCGATATTTTTAGTGTCACTTCCTAAGTTTTTAACTCGGGAAGATATGTCGCTAATTTTATCTGAAACCTCTCCAGCTCTTTGTGCTATTTTATTGTATTCTGCACTTCCCTCAGGAAGTTCTGCGAGTTGTTGTTTTAATCTACGCAATTCCGAGCGTAAACTTTCGCCTTGCTTTTCAGTTTCTTTAAATTGATTTTGCAAAGCATCAAGACCGCCATTTGCATTTAATACGTCAACATCAATTTCTATAACTTTCTTAATCGCCATTGTCTTTTATTTTTTTTAATTGCACCTTTAAAATTTTTCGGCAGTTCATTTTTGCCCTTTGCGATTTCTATATTTTCGCTTCCTACTTCCCAATTATGTAACTGTAAAAGTTCTATTATTAATTTAAGCATTTTGAAGTATTGGTATGTTAAAATCTGTTACGTTTCCTTGAAAATCTGTAAATTTTGAGTTTACAATATGTGTTCTTGGTGATGCTGTTCCGTTTGCACTTATTGTTAATTCGACTATAACATCATCGTAAACTATTCCTGTTCCTGTACTTGTTACAAATCCTGTA